GTTGCACGTAAGAAGTCTGCTTCGTTATTTAGATCGAAGTTACTCATTTGCTAGGCCCCATGGATGCGCCGCGAGTTGTTACTTTTTGAACCTTAAGACCTGGTACTGGAGACTTAATTACAACCTCAGTCTTTGGTACTTGAGGCATCATGGCAAAGCCTGAAGGAGATAACATTGGGAACATTCCGGAAGCAGCGCCTCTAGCTTGGTTAGCTAAGACCTTCTCGCCGCCGTTTAGTTTCTCGCCCTTCTCTTCTTTGTCTAGCGCGTTCTTAGTAGCAGCCATCTGAGCGCCTTCAGCCAATCCGCCAGCTACACCAACACCCAATGGAATGGCGAATCTACCCAGTGCGGTCATGGTGTCTTTGAACCAAGAACTACTCTTCGTAGCGCCGCCACTTATGGCGCCGATCTTTGTAGCTAGCTCGTCTACGTTAATCACATAAACATTCTGAACACCGCCACCGACAAGATCATTTATGGCTTTACCCTGGATAGCGCCAGCCATTGAGCTACCAGCACTCATGCCCAATTTATCTGCGATCATTGTCCCTAGCTTGCCGAATATCAGACTGCCCATCATGAACCCTGCGCCAGCCACGCCAGCGGCTCCGCCCTTAGTCTTGCTCATCTCGTTCATCTGATTAATCGTAGCGTGTAGAGCTGGCTCTAGATATCCCGATAAGGTCGCCTTAGTCTGATCTAGCGCAGCGTCAAAGGCTTCGCTAAGACCGCGAGATTGATTAGCTTGCTTAGCTAGATCGGCGTGGGCTTTGGTTACCTTTTCGGCAACCCTAGTGGCGTCGCTAACCTTCTCGGCAAATTGAACCGCAGCGTTTGCAGCATCCTCTCCAAACACAGTAGCGGCAGCTAGATGCTTGTCTTCTGGGACCCTGCCAAGTATTCCCTTGATCGCCATCGCTAATTGTTTTGGATCAAAACCACCGCCCTTAAACATCTTGTCAACATCAAAGCCCTGCTGAAGCATTGATTTTCTAGCCGTACTATTACTCATTAGCGCTGTTATGACCTTCATGGCACCAGGAACAACAGACTCTGTGGATGCAGCCGCTGCCAAACCTTTGGTAGATATTGATTTTTTTAGGTCGTCTGGAAGTGATGTAAATATATCTTGCATACCAGATAAGATAGCCTCTGGTTTCATGCCAGTAGCGTTGTATGTGGCTAGTACCTCAGAGGCGATCTTATGCATCTGGCCCGTATCGTTTACGTTACCACCCTTGGCTGTAGTAACACCGGCCAGGAGCTTAGCTATAGTACCCTCTGAGCCCTTAGTCCCCGTCGCCTCTGCTAGCTCGCCAGCATTGACTGCGTACTTAGTCACCGCCTCGCCACGCACCTGCGTCTCTGCTAGACCCTCTAGAGCGTGTTTAGCCGCTTCGGTAGATAGACCCGCCTCACCCATACCCTTAGTGATCTTGGCTTGAAAGGCTCCAAAGTCTTTAGCTGCAACATTGAAGACAGGCCCAAGCTTTCTAACCGTATCGGCTAGGCTTAGCGTGCTTTTAATTGAGTGGGTGATGGTGTCTTTAATATCAAGGGCACCCTCTAGGCCGATAAGTCCGGCCATGATCTCGGCACCCTGCTTCATGGTGTGAAATATAGATTTAACTTTAGCGCCGACCTTTTCTAGGCCAGTCGCGAGTTTGGTCGTCTGCTTAGCTACTTCGTCGTTGACCTGCTTTGTACCCTCGGCCATTCCTTTGCCGACATTGGAAGCAAGCTGCTCGACTTTGGCAAGCCCGTTAAGGAGCTTATCTAGCTCCGCCTTAATCTTAATTTCTAATTCATTAGCCATCTTTGCTTCCCTTCCACTTTAGTTTACCACTAGCAAGTGAATGGACGGTCCACCAGGCAATCTGCCCGGGTGTCAACCTTCTGGGGTCAGCAAAGTACGGACAAGATTCACCAAACGACTGATAGATAACTGAGTCACTGAGTCTAGGTTTTTTTTTACAGACTCTACCAACTCGTTTATCTCTTCCTTCGACATAGCGTCGACAGAAGGGTTTACCTTCTCTTCAACATCCATGTACTGCTTATATAAATAGTTTAGCTCGGCGTTCGTACACTCGTTAAGGATGGCTTCCGTTAACTGAGGATCGGCAGCACCAGGAGCTGAAGTTGTGCAGCGCTCTAGATACTTCTTAGCCATCAGCTTTGTGACGGTCAGCTCGCTACGATCCTTCTCGGGAGCCATTTTGATAAACTCATTTACCTCTGCCGTGATGGCGTCCGTCTCACCACAGGTAAGCGGGCGGACCATGACGGTAAACGCACGAAGACGAATGGGGTATCGATACTCGACCCCCATCCGCATTGCTTCTATTTGTTTATCTACGAACATCAGTCACCTATTAGGCTAGGACTAAATCCAAGCCAAACAGTACGCTATTTCCTGCGCCATCTGCAACCTTAAGCGCACCGAAGTTAAACGTAGTCTTAACCTCGTCACCGATCCCGCCTGCGTTATCCTCAGAGTCCTTAACAAACAAACCAGTCACAATGAACTGATCCGCACCGACGATAAACGTCACGCTAAGATCGTTGCCATCGTTAGACAGAAAGTCCAGCTTAGGGCGCTGAAGACCGTTCTGAATAGCGAGTTGGAAGGTAAGATCGATATCGGTATTACCTTCAACAAACCCACGATTGAAACGGTCAGGCGTCATCGAAGGAGTGACGCGAGCGTTACGGTTTTGCTTAAGAGAGGCAGATTGGATGTCTTGGATGCGGGCACCATTCATCGAAATGAAAGCCCTATCAGCATATTTAACGGCCATGGTTTATCTCCCTTATACCGTGAATGAATCGAACTGCGTGCCAGCAACTATGTTCGTCGCTACAACATGCAATCCTGGAATTACGTTAACTGGAATCTGGATATCAAAGCGGTGACGATCGCTAGAAGAACGCTCAACCACAACTTGCTTGGCCAGCTTGTCGACAGCTTGAAGCATGTTCTGGTCTTGGAACAACTGCATGATTCGGATCACTTCGCCTTTAATACTCACAGCCACTTGCTGCGATGCTTTGACTTGTTTTAAGTCAGGCTGGTTAAGACGAGAGAAGACCGCTTTGCGAAGGAAGTACAAGACTTGGAAGTCCTGGACATCGTAGTAAGCCGTTGCCGTAACCACTCCGTCAACCGTGATACGGGCCGTAGTAGACCGCACGACTGCCACGTCACCGTTTGACTTAACTCGCAGAGGAGTCCAGCCTTTGGCCAATGCCGTCTCTGACTCTAGTCCAGCGCCCACGGAGATATAGTCGCTTAAGGCGGTAGGGGCAGCTACGCCCGTGACCGTGACGTTATCCAATGGGTTGAACGGAGAGACGTTACCAGCCATCTTAGCTGCTACCGCTGCGGCAAGCTCGCCCACAGAGTAAGCAGGAGCCGCATCGCGCTTCCACACGAGAGCTAAATACTGGGTGTCAGGAGTCGCTAGAGTAGAAGGATCAGATACAGACATATTAGCGGCTACGCCAATCGTACCGTACTGGTTGTTTTCTACGCGCTGAGCGCCAGAAACAAGTAAGGCATGATCCTTAAGCTTGCCGCGAGTCGTGCCGTCAGTAGCGTCGTAGCATGAAACGACAAACTCAGCCTTCACGCCTTGAGCGGCAGTGAGCGCAGCGTCTGAAGTACCGAAGCCTGTATCGGTAGAAGCCAGTGGGACGCACTTAAGAGCTGGCAAGCTAGAAGCGCCGCTATTAGCTTTAACAGCAGCGGTCACCATCTTGGCAAGCTCAGAGCCTACGCCAAACTTCGTCTCAGCTTCTGCAGTCGCAGCAGCCAAGTCGCCAGAGTTGTTGATAACTGCAACTTGATACGAAGCAGCAGTACCAGAGCCAGCGCCAGAAGCAGCGTGACCGATAAGCAGGACTTCTTGATTTGCAGAAGGGATTCCAGTCTCAGCCGCAAACGTCACTTCTACTGGACGTCCGGGTGTCTTCTGATCCGCTATACTTGTAAGTGCCATCTATCCCTCCTTGGATATTAGGTAGTCGCTTGGTCTATGCTTACGGTAACTTCCGTCTCGTCGTTATCTCGTAAGCCTTCGATCGTAGTCACTATTCTATCTAAACTCTTTAACGTCTTAACGAATGGTAGATCCTTCGTGCGGGAGCTTTCTTCCATGTAAAGATCCCATTGACGCAGGTCTATTCTAAAGTTTAATCGTATTTCAGTCAAAGGTACAATGTTAGCCTCATCGACGGCAAACCCCATAGCCTTATCGACGTTGAAGGTCTTACCAAGCTCGTTTAGCCCAGGCACCTTCAGGCACAAGGCGTCAAAGAAGGTAGTGCTTCTAAACTGTTGGCATAGCGCAGACGATACGGTGTCCTGTAATTGCTGGCCTTCTACCCGTATGATCGATGGCGGCCAGATGATATCGACAGTTAGATCACCAGTAATAAACCAGCTATCAAACTCTTTCTCCCAGCCATCGTTATAGACCCTAAGACCGGGAAGGGACCTCATCGAGAAGTCGTCCCGCTTATAGGCTTCGATAAATGGGAATATCTTAGCAAATTGGGGTATAGCCTGAATTGCTAAGGCAACCTCTTTAACTAGATATTCGGACGGGCCGTCTAGGTAAAGGTCTGGCTGTATTTGCTCGATACGTTCGGTCATGCTTTTTTCTCTCTAAGCACTTTAAGGATAAATGCCTTAAAGGCGGTCATGATCTCTTTCTTATCGGCACTGTTGAGCTTGATGAAATTCCGTGGCGGAATGACGACTTTTCGTAGAAACATAACATTATGCACTTTCTTTGTAGCTATAATGCCAAGCTTCTTTGTGCCCTTCTTTAACTGCTTAGCAAGACCGGTAGCGTTCTTGCCGTTGGGCAGCGGGATCATCAAAGCCTTGCCGTTTACAGGATACACAGTACCACCATAGTTAAGTAGCTTGGCTTTCTTAAGCGTAGTGCCAATAGTAACCTTACCCCTGCCAATCTTAAGCGTACCGCCAGGGCCAGCCTTAGCTTCGTTAGAAGCCTTACCCTTAGAGTTGGGGGCTAGTGAGTTTTTCAAAGCCCCGGTATCGCTCAGAGGTACGCCAGATCTAAATAGTGGATCCTTCCACTTCTGATGGCCGTTATAAGCCCCGCCCCTCTTGAATAGCATGGCGCGGTTAAACTGTAGCTGAGCGGCTAGAAACAACATGATCCTCTTCTCGTTACGCTTTAGCTTCTCGCGTAGCTTGGGATGCTTAGTTCTTGCTATTAGCCATTGGATCATTCGTCTATATCACCATTCCAGAAATTTTCTGATGGGTCGTTAATCTGCTTCCTAGGATAGTCTCCATCACCCACAGACGTGTTAAATATCTGACCAGCGTAGCCGTCATCGGCTTCTGTATTATGGGCGTTGAGTCTAAGACTGGGCAGCGGTGGCTTAACCCACATGCGGAAAGTCCCTGGAGTAATCTCCAGTAGGCTCTCAAGCACAGTCTCATACCTACTCTTTACGTTGAGGTAGTACTTATCACCGTCAATAGGACCTACGGCGCCAAACTCGGTTTCTAGTACCCGCATCACAGCCTTGAGCTCACATAGCGTACGGATAATCTCTTTAGTCGGTCGCTCTGGTAGATTAGCGAACGCAGTGCCTGCTGCAGTCTGAAATGGAGCGGCGTAGCGCGCCGATAGATCAGACTCCACTTGCCCCTCTGCCTCTGCGATCAATCGATCCAGAAGCTTAATAGGCATCTTGCCAGACTCGTCGTTAGGGTCATCGGTAAAGCGAACCTTACCCACGACCCTGACCTTTACGTCGTCTGATTTTATGTAAAGTTTAGCCATCGTCTCTTTACCCCTAAAAACAAAGGGCCAGATTGGGTTTCCCCGATCCAGCCCCTTGCCTCAATTCACACTTGTTACTTGCGAGGCTTGTCGGTTGGCTTGGCCATCTTGGTAGGGCTAGGCTTTTTTACAAGCTTCACTTTACTAGATGGCTTACGCATTAGGTACCAACGAACGCAGTCAAGACATCGAACGGACGATCCAACTTAGGACCACCGTAAACACCAGCGATGATGTCGATGTATGGGTTACCCGGTCCACCTTTGGAGCCTGGGGTGGAGTTGTCTTCCACGATCAAGAATTTACCAGCGCCAGGAGAGTCAACCGAGCCAGAGGCCAGGTTAAGACCTTGAACGAATTCGCCGTACTGATCGCCACCAGGAAGGGCAACTTCAAACAAGATGTAGCCATCTGGAATCATGTAGATCGCGTTGCCGACCGTCAACTTGCCAGAGGCAACCGACTCAGACTGATACCAGCCGTTGTAGACCGTAAGAGGTGGGCACTGGGGAATCAACATCTGAAGGGTCTTCTGGGGCTCGTACGCTCCGAAATTCTCAGCAGAGAAGTACGTCTTAACCAGTGACTGCACTGCAGTGTTATCCATGATCCAGCGAGCCGTATTCGGGTTACAGATCATGCCCGTGATTTTGTACTTACGGAAAGCAGCCAACCCGCCATGAATCCAGTAACGAAGGTCTTTAACAGGATCGGCTGAGTTGTTAGCGTTAACGTTATCAGTCGACCAAGCGATCGAAGGCGTAGCGCGGTTACCGGCTGGGATACCGAAGTCTACGTCAACACCTTGATAGCTAAACTTAGAGGTCAGAAGAACATCCCAACGAAGCTTTTCGATACGAGCTTCAAGGCGACGGTTAAGCTGATCAACCCGACGGTCGATGTACTGCTTCACGCCGCGCTGCGAGCGATCATTCATGCCGACTTCGCGGAGATACAAAATCTCCTTTTCATCGACGATGATCTTTTCTTTGTATGCAGGTGGTTCAAACTCTTGCGTACGGAATCCACCTGATTGGATGTACGTAGGGTCAGTGCCAACGACGTGTTCTTTGGTAAGACCGCCAGTAGCTTCCCAAACTTCAACCCGTACTTTACGTACTGGCAAAGCAACAGAGGGGAGATACTTAGCGCCGAGATAGGTAGAAGGATCGTTGACGATCTCCTTCACTACCTTTTGCAGTAGCTCGGTGTGTTCCGTAGTTACGATTGTGCTAGTTGACATGCTTATCACCCCTCCTTGGGTTTAGAGCTTATTGATTAGAACTTGAAAATGTTTTCGTTAGCGCCATTGATATACACACGGCCGTTAAGATCAGCCGGAGTATCAGAGTCGTAACCAACGATGTTGTCTTTGTAGACTTCGCCGCCCATGAGGATCTGGACAACTTGCGAAGTTGCAGAGACGTCAGCGTCGATTAGCAAGATACCCTTTGCGGTATCAAGGCCGCTTGATCCGCCCGATGCGTAAACATCGTAAAGACCAGACGTGCTGTTGCGCGCCAAGAGTTGACCGGGCAACAGAGCAGCAGCTTGAGCTGCCAATCGTGCGCCGATAACTGTAGCGTGTTGACGGTTCGTTGCAAGAATCAACGGGAAATTCTTGCGGAAACCTTCTGCTGTAAACTTAGAGTCAAGTGCTTCTGACATGATTACCTCTCATCCTTGAGGATTGTTAATCTATTTTTCTCTATTACTTACTCGGCGTCAATACCAAGCTCAGACATTAACTTTAACATATCGCTTTGAATAGTGTGCATCTTTTCGACTTGGCTTTCAACCCCAGTCAACGTCTCTTCTTTATCATAGGGCACATCGCCTTTAGATTCCATACCCTTGCCACTATATCTCTTGAAGACACCTTTGAGGTAACTCTTAGCGTCTTCATGCTTACCTTCCGAGACAAACTTCATCATCTCGTCAAAGTGCTTACCGATAGACTCTGACATATCCGTCTCGTCGCCATCTGGCTCCATGTGGCTACCTTTATCGGCAACCTCATTAGGCTCTTCCGCTGCAAGCTTAGTGCCGCCTGCCTTACGAGTAT